AGAATTCCATAAGCAAGATTGTCTAAAATTAGAGGATATCCAAATGATGGTCCGTTTGCAAAGTCAATCTCTACATGTATTGTTGGTAACGACATTTTATATCGCCACTAAGGTTATAGCATCACCATTATATTGTGACGACAATAGACCATTTCTAATGCTTGTAACTAAGTCTTGTTCTGCAGTTACAGATCCTTGAACTGTTACATAAATGTTTTGAGTTCCTGTACCATTTCCACTACCAGTACCCGCAATGCTTGACGCATTAGCCATAGTCATTGATCTAAACTTAGCCCTTTCGTCTGCATCTAATTGTGATGATGCTGCAAGAGAGGCTGCTAGATCTTCTGCTTCTTTTGCTCTAAATCTTGTTAATGTATTTCCTTGTGCCGTTGCTGTTGCAAGGGCTGCTTCTGCTGCTCTTAGTTGTGCTGCTATAGATGCTGCACCTATTGCTCCAGATTCTCCTGCTGCTAATGCACTTGGATTGACACCTGCTGCTGCTTTCGCTGCAGCGTCCATATCTCCTCTTGCCTTGGCTGCAGCGTATGCTGCTGCTGCTGCAGCACTTGATGCTGCTGAGTCTGTTCTGCTACCACCTAATGCAGGATCACCAGCCTTTGGGATTACTACTGGGTCTCCAGTTTTTGGTATGACTACTGGAGGAACAAGTTTATTATAATCAAATGACTTAGCACCATTTAACTTATCTAAATATCTTTGTAATGCTCCTGCTGCAGCATCCCATTTTATTGCTAATTGAGTTACTGGGTATAAGAAGTTTCCTTCATAATCAAAGTCTGCACCCATTGCAAGAAGATAGGCATTAACTTGCTCTTTGCTAATTTGCCACTTATCTGCTAATTTTTGGAAATCTGCATCATTAGCAATTCCGTCATGAACTGTTGAAACAAGATCTGCATAGATTCTTGCTTCTCTTTCAGTTTCAAAGAATCCAGCCTTTATTAAGGCAAAGACCTCATTTGAATCTAAAAGACCATCTTGAATACGCATGTATGTTTCAAGGAACTTTTGTGCTTCATACTCACTTGTATTCCACAAATCAGCAAGAGTCTTAATTTCTTCAGTACTAATTACTTGATCTTCAACAGACTTTACCAGGTGGATATATGCTACTACTGCAGCACCAGAGATGCCCCACTTTTTAGATAAATCTTCAATTTCCTTAGTATCAAGTTTTTGATCAGCAAGTTTTTCTTGAATGTCTTGATATCTTTTTAGTAAGGTATCTCTTGCAGTTAATAGCAAGTTCTCTTCTTTTAGTCTATCAAGTTTGGCAAGTTCTTCTTTAGCAATAACTCCTTGCTTTGCTAAAAAGTTTGCTGCTGCTGTTAAATTAATAAGGTCAGTTTCTTTATCTAAAGCACTGTCTTTAGTAATGTTTAATTGTTTTCTGATTGATAATATTTTGGCATCAGCCTTGGCCTTGTATGCAGCGTCTTTATTGTCTTGTGTTGATGCGGCTGCTGCTGCTTGTTGTGCTTTTTTAAGTGCTGCTGCTTTAGCATTTGCTGCATTTGTTTCTTTAGTTGCTACTTCAATTGCTTTAAATCCAGCAAGGGCTTGCTGTTGTAAAAGTTTATCATTTGTCTTAATTGCTTTTTCTTGACTTCCAAAGAATTTACCAAATATGTTCTTGACGGAAATCCAGGCGATTCCCATTCCAAGAAATCCTTGAATAAGTTGTGATATTACACTTACGACTTTGCCAATTCCTATAAGAAGTTTACCAAAGAATCCCTCATCCGCAGTCTTCATAAAATCATCAAATTTGTCTTTAAACTTTCCTAATGATTTTGTGCCACCTTTAAAGATTGCAATTACTCCGCCAACGCCTTTATCAATAAGTTTAAGACCACCACCAATAAATTTAAAGGCTTTACCAAGGACAAAGAAATTAAGTGCTAATTCTAACCAAAATTTATTTTTTACAAGGAAGGATGCTATATCTCCAATTGTTTTAAAGAATGCTAACGATAATTCAATAACAGCAGTTAGGCCATCTCTTAAACTGCCTCCATTTGACTTTGCCCATTCATCAATTATTGGAAGTACATCAGTCTTTATATACTCTGCAAATTCTTGTATTACTGGTAAAAGTTCATAGCCAAGTGTTTCAAGAACTTCTCCATATTGTAACTTTAAGTTTGTAAGAGGATCAAGGTTAGCAAGTGCTTCTGCTGTTCCACCATAGGCAGCACCAAGAAGAACAAAGGCTTCTTCAGCCTTCATTCCTTTATAAATCAATCCAGATAGTTCTGGAGATAGTCTCTTTAATGCATCAACATTACCTTCATTGGCCTTTGTCATTGCAATTGTTACTGCTGATAAATCTTTTCCAGTTGCTCCCGCAACATCAAGAGCAATAGTCTGAAGTCTTTCTGCCTCAGTTAAATCTCCAGTAGAAATAAGAAGTTGTGCAAGACTTCCTCTTAATTTTTCATCTGCCACATTCACACGAAGCATGGTTGCTTCTATGTATTTTTCTGCTTCTATAGTTAGTTGTCCGTTAGCATTTGCAGTAGTTTTAAGTGCATTTGCAAGGATAACCTGAGACTTAGAATCATCAATTGCTGCCTGAACTGCATCTGTGCCAATTTTAACTGCTAGAGCAGCCGTGGCTGTTATTGCTATTTTAAAAGACTTTGCTGCTTTTTTACCAAAATCATCAAACTTTTTAGTAAGTTTTGCTATATCCTTTTGAGCAGCCTTAGAACCTTTGTCTGAATATTGGGTAAGGATTCTCGCTAATACTGCACCTGTTGCCATACTAGCCACGCTCCTTTTCTAAATTTTTTTGTAATCTTAATTTTAAATCATCTAATGCATCTGAAACTTTTCTTTGAATTGCTTCTCTATTTTTATCTACAGACTTCCAAATTAAACGAGATGCATTTCCTGAATCGCTTTCTAAGTTGCTAATAAATCCATTCTTGCCTGAAGTCTTATTACTTCTTCCCGCTAATTCATAAATAACACCTGCTGCAGAACGGTTTACTAACGCTCCTGCAGATGTAGTATAGTCTTTACGAACTTTTCTTTCAGCCTTTGACACAGAAATACCTGCTTTAATTACGCTTTGATCCCAAGAAGGCCATCCTGCACCACCACGAGAACGAGGCTTACGGGCAGGCTGAGTATTCCATCCACTAAGTGGAGGAGCAGATTTGACAAAGCCTTGTGCTTCTTTTTTAGCACCACTTAATTCTGAATTAACCAGTTTATTAAATGCTTTAACTGCATCTTTGTCAAACTTTTCTAGTGCTTTTTGTGTTTCTTTAACACCAGTTAACACTATTGCTCTATTACTCATTGCCTACCCGCATCCTTTGATCGTTCTTTAAGATAAATAACTATTGCTTCAAGTACTCCATCTGGAGCATCAAGCAAGTCTGTTGGAGAAAGTCCTGTCTCCACAGAGATCATTGCTACCGTATAGGTTAGGCTGTCTCTGTGGATTCTGAATTTGGGTCTGAATCTAATTCCACACTTTCCAGTGTGTCTAAGAATCCGTCTCCAAATGGCTTAACAGTTTTTCCACCGTCCTTCATGGCTGCCCATGCAAGGAAGTAGATGTGTTCTAGTTTTTGATCTTCGCTAAGTAGTTTAGCAAATCCCTTGTTGTACTTATTTTCAAAAGCAACCAGAGTTTTAGGACGAAGAGCATATGTGCCTTCTAGTCCATCTGATGTCTTTACCTTTATTCTTAGTCCGTCCATTTTTTGCCCCTTTTCATAGGTTATGTATTTTTAGTAATTGGTCCATTTATTGGCCAATTAACATTTATTGTTGATATTTGTCCAACTCCAGCATTTAGTGGAGTCCAGTCGCTAATTAAAACCTGAAATTCATATTCAGGATTTGATGCAGATGTAAAATCATCTACAGGCTTTATTTTACAAAGTATTCTTTTTGTTAGCCAGTCATAGATAATGTCTTCTACAGAGCCAATTGCAAAGTCTTGGTAAAACTCAAAATTAACTGTGTTAGTACCAAGACCTGCAATTACCCTTTTGTAGTTCTGTCCTACTTCTGTAGTCTCAGTAATTACATGACTAGTTGCAAGCGAGACGCTTGAAATATGGTCACTGAAATCATAAACGGAACCAACTGGAACAGGAGGATTGACTGAGAAGTCAAGTGCCTGAAAAGTTATATTCGCATTTGTTAAGACTATTTTTGACATTTGTTATCAGGTCGTCTTTGTGATTGCGCCTGTGATTGGCCATGTAACTGAAGCAGTAGCAAGTTCGCCAACTGCACCATTTAGTGGTGTCCATTCTGAAACTACAGCCTGGAATGTGTACTTAGGATTGGTTGGCCCCTGTGTTGCTGAAGTAATTGGTTGAACCTCAACGCTTGTCTCTAATCCAAGTAGTGGATAAATTGTTTGCTCTACTGGAGTTTCTCCTGCACCAGGATTTGCAAAGTCTTGGTGGAACTCAAGTGTTACTGAGTTATCAACAAGTCCTGCTGTACGAGTCTTTGCTGCATCTGGAACATTTCCGCCTGCAAATGCAGTGGTTTCAATTACATCATATGTGCTTCCAAGCGTTACTGACGCAACATGATTTG